CCCCACATCTCTTTTGCCTGATGAGTGCGTATAACTTTACCGTCTTCAATTGCTTGGTTGAATACGGGACACACATAAAACTCGTCATTAACTCGAATGTCTTTCTCAATCATCTGCTCTGCATATCTAACAAAGTCTGCCCCATGCTTCCAGTAATAATAACCTACTGTTGCATTGTCACTGATAGGATTTTTTTCTGCTACTTCAAGGACGTTATCAAACTCGTCTAATTTGGCAAATGACCACTTAGGATGCGTTGATTTGAAAGTGATTATACCACCGTCGGCCGACGTTTCCTGCATGTCATACATGAATTGAACAGGATCCCAGTCTACCCACTGATCACTGTTAGCAAAAAATAGTGGTGAGTCGTTGTTGATATATTCTTTTGCTAATAGTGTAGTGCAAGCAGCACCTTCCGTGATACAGTCAACCTCTACGATTTTAGTGTTAGGGCCAGTAATCAACGGTAACATGTTGTCGAGGTGAAACTGTTCACGATGCTCTTTTTGTACGATGAATATAAAGTTTGCATCAAGCCCAAGATTCTCAACAACCACTTGGATCATTGGTTTGCCCTTGACATCGATTAAAGGTTTAGGAAAGGTGAACCCCGCTTCTTTAAAACGAGATCCTGCTCCTGCCATCGGAATGACCACATTTAACTTGTCGTCTTTCCAAACATTTTTAACAGTTTCGGATTCTAATTTAGGCATAATGTTTTCCTTTGTCACATCACTTGTATTCACCACTCTTATATATGCCGCGTTAGAACGTGCTGCTGCCAGCAATCCAGGCGGGGAATCTTCAACGATGACAGTCTCTTCAGGTAGACAGTTCATCATGCTCATTGCTTTCCAATAGATCTCGGGGTGTGGTTTAGAGTTCTTCACATCCTCATTGGACAGGATGACTGAGCAATACTCTATCAACCCACTCTTAGCAAGAGCCGTTAATACAGTTCTACGTATACTATTAGAACATACTCCTATCAGATAACCATTATCTTCTAAGTGTTGGAACAATTCGAGTGCATGAGTGTTGATAGGAAGACTGTGTAGCATCTCCACTGTTCGTTTCTGTTTATGATTAAATATTTTTTCATGGTCTGAAACAGGCAATCCTTTTTTCTCGGTTAACGTGTTCAGCTTCTCATAGGTTTTTCTGCCATCATAAAAGTTACGGTGTTCATCTAGGGTTATAGCATATTCACCGAGGGCCTCATTAAGTGCCTCATAATGTATTTCTTTGGCATCCACAAGAACACCGTCAAGGTCAAAAAGAACTAACTTAATCATATCTTTTTCATCAGTTCCTCGACATTCTCGCCACTACTAGGAAGTTTATCCTTCAAGAAAAAATGAATAAAGTGACACTTTTTTATATCAACATTAACGGAGTATAGACCATTCCATTTATGATCCATATGTTGTGTAGGCACCTGATACTTTTTCAGAAAATAATTGAGCAGTGTTTGATCGGTCGACCACTTCCATGCGCCTTGACCATCTACAAAGTCCTTGAACTCAGTTCTTTCGATGAACTGCTTGGGTGTCTGATCTTGAAGATATCTTTTAAATAAAGCACTGTTGATTAATATCATCCCCATATTAAAGAACTCATAACCAAGTTTGTTTGGTTTAAAATCAATCTTCTTCTGCTTATGTAGATACTCGTACTGCATCCGAGAGTAGTTCAGTATCTTTTGTTGATACACCTCGGTGATAGGCATCTCACGTTCACACACAGCACCAAAAGAATACTCTGGGGCGAAGTCATCGAAGATGTTAGGAGAATCTGGTCGAATGTAAATATCAGCGTCGACGATAGCAATCTGATCATACTCATCAATGAATGAGAATGCGTTTTCTTTCTCGTAGATAGGAAGATAACCGCCGTGTTTCTCATACGATTCTTTACTGCGATTGCTCCCAAAGATATCTGGCTTGATACGGAGAATTGGTGTCGACTGTACACGATGATCGATCCCATGCCTCTCCGCATAATTTGCTACGGACTGTATACAATGTTTATACAGAGCAGAATTTTTAGCGTTACCTATACAGACTTGATATATTAATCTTTTCATTTTTTCTTATGTTCAATAGTTGTGCCAAAAAATTCATTTTGTATCTGCAACACATGTTTGGTTATATGTGCGCCATTCTTTTTGCAGTAATCGTGAATGGTACCATCTGAGTTCCACTTGATACTACTTATACTCTTCACATCTCTAACCATACGACTTGCGATCGTGGGCGTTAGATAGTACGCAAGACCGGGCAATGACATTTTTGTTTTACCAGTATGACCTAAGCACACCATAGGATGTTCCCCCCATAGGTCATCTGGTATAGGTTCTACCAGCATTGCATCATGTTCGATGATTAGTATAGGGTTTTTTCTTGCCTTTGCCCATAACTCTACGTGACTGTACCAGACTGCTTTTTCGGTCGGTGTAAACTCTATTGTACCACGTTTCTTGCCAAATTGCAAGTACTGCATTGTACCCATTGTTTTGGGAGTAATGGCATCAAAGTATTTTAAGTTGTATCCTTCCCACGACGCTTCAACCCTGCCACGATAATACATCGAAATAGGATTGTCTGGAATCTGAATCATCCATACTTCAGGTTTATCGATAGTCATTTAGATCGAACTCGGTTCCATGCATCTTCATCAAGTCTCTTTCATGATTAGTATACACCAAAACTTCGGGGTCGTCAACTAAAAAATCACAATCATTACAATAGCCAGGATAGTCACCACTTCTATGAGCGTCACGAAGCCCAGAATACGCCTCACCCTCCCAAATTTCTTCAATGGTGTTTTTGCTTGTGTGACCGAGAACTGCTTCTTCGTCTCTACCAAGGACTTGGCAGCATGGGTGAACAGCACCGCTTTGACCATCAAGACCGCCAGCACGAATAACAACATCGGGACTAAAAGGTCTTCCACAAGTTTTCTTTACTCCTGTTCGCACACCGGTCTCAGATATGTCAGTCACACCAGACCAGTTATGCATTCTCCATATCTCTGTTTTGACATCTAACTGTTCTACAATTTTCTTGTAATGTTCCAGTTCGAATGCTTCGTTGTCGTTGTCAGTAATAAGGTGATAGGTTGCGACAACGCAATCAGATTTAGTATCGATGACATACTCTCGCATGGCTTTGACTTTATCCCAAGTGTTCATGAACGAACCGCCAATGCGATTGTACATCCACTTATCGTATGCTTTCACATCATAACCTACCCATGAGAACCTATAGAAATCTAAACCAGCATCAACACAGTCCATCATGAACTTACCTTCCATGCGATGCCCGTTAGAGAAGATAAACGCCTTCGCATTATACTTCTTCACGATCTCAATGTACTTAGGCAAATTTCGATTTAAGGTTGCTTCACCACTACCATCCAGATTGACAACCCTTAGACCGTGTTGTGCGCAATCAGCAACGTTGTCCTCAAACTCTTTAAGACCCATCTTCTTTAAGAAGCCTTTGTGTCTTCCTCCTGTCCGAGTGTCTTGAGGGCACATAGAACATGAGTAATTACATCCTCCATTTATTTCAATCACTGCTCTATCAATTTTCAACATTCAATTCATCCAGTATAAAATTTTTGTAACGGTCTGCTCGTCGATCCATATGATTGAGGACCTTAGGTAATTTATTTAGATATTTAAAAAGATCGTTTTTCTTGTCTTTTGGCGTGTGGAAAAGAACACCCTGAGGATTGTGTATATTAATCATTTTGTTATCACCTAAAGCGATACTGGGTTTACACAAATTCCTTGCTATGTAATGCCACATCCCATCGTAAAATATACAAAATCTGCATGTCTGTATGTGATACATTGCTTCTCGCACAGGTGTACGATAGGTTAGTTCAACGAGATTATAACCCTTTGATTCAAGAATGTTTAGGATTTTCTCCCAGTGTTTCTCGGTAAAAGAACGTTTCCAACGAGGTGCTGGGTCTTTGTTAAAGAGAGGTCGCCAGAAGACAACTTTGTTTTCGACTGGATTAGTCAACAGTTCTTTGCGAAAGACCCAAGACAAGATGCCATTTAAGACAACAGTAGGGCCTGATTTTCTTTGGAACCCTCGATGTCGTAGTTTACGAATCTCTAAATCTTCTGAGTTGAAGATGTGATTCATTTTGACAGCGTCTTTATCATGATAAAAACTATGAAGATACTCGGCCCGTTCTATAATCGTCTCGGGATCTTCGAAGTGATGCAGATAGTCTTCACTATGTTCCCAATACACATTCATTGTCATCTGGGCAAGGGGTCGTCGTTTACGAATCAAGTGAACCATCATGTGAACAGAGTTTAACCCAAACATAATATCGCCAACACCTGGCGTACCTTTCCAGTCGACTTCATTGTCGTAAGTGAAAAGGTACGGATGGTTCTTCAGGGGATCATGATATAGTTCAAACTTCATCTGTTCAGATTAGAGACTTTCTCCGAGTTATAATTTTTATACATCGAAAGAAGTTCTTTATCGCCCCTTGTATGGTCTTCTTCGTTGAAGTTAGATTTACTTAAATAAGTTTTTTTATGTTTGTCGCGCTTTTTATTGCGCGGATCGAAACGGCGGTATTTTGCCATGATAATTAACCTACATTCTCCATTCTACTCATCAAACGTTCTGCTCGATTTGTTACTTGACGATACCAAAGACTATCGCGACCCTCTACAGCGGCTCTGGACCAATCGTGTTCTTCAATTGCGGCATTGAAATTCTTAAACTTACTGAGTCTCGGTCGACCCATGTTGAACATCATATTAACCAAGATTTGTTGGACTTCGTCTGGGAGTTCTCCAAATGACCCTTCCCCGTATAAACGTCGACACTCTCCAATGGCAGTTTCAAGATCTCGGTCGAAACATTCCCTGACTCGATCTTCACTAATCTCTGTTCCAACTGGCCTACCATATTCCTCGTCACTGTCGAGGATAAGGTGACCGACGCCAAAGGTGGGATAGCCGAGATGGTCGTTATAGATGACATATTCTACTCCTTCATCAATTTTTAATTGTTCGTATACTGCTTCTCTATTCATTTAATATCCATCCACTCTTTTGTCATTATATAGTCTCTTACGAGACCACTCCTTACGATATCTTCCCATGTAAAGTTGATCACAGAAAAACTCTTTAATTGTTCAAGAATATCAAGAAAACTATTTATACCTTTTTTATCACTATTGTTTTTGAAATCTGACTGATAATAGTCACCACAGAATATAATCTTAGAACAATTACCGACACGAGTTATGACTGAGTCTAATTCGTGGAAGTTAAGATTCTGCATCTCGTCAACAATTATGATACTGTGATCGAAGGTAAGTCCTCTAAGGTACGATGTCGACTCGAACGAAATATATTTATTAGCAACTAACTTGTCGTATGCTTTNTCGTCTTCGAATANTTGCGCTGCGACTGATCGATAAGGTCCTGTNTATGCNTTCAGTTTTTCTTCTATAGTGCCTGGAAGATATCCTACATCTCGTGTAGGAACAACTGATCGAATGATTTTAACTGAACCNAAAGGTGATGTTTTTTCCATGACTTCTTCAAGGGCAAGGTAAAGAGCAAGAAAGGTTTTACCTGTCCCTGCTGTGCCAACCAGAGCCATGTGATCACCGCTCGACCACGCCTTAAACACCTCTGTCTGTGCTTGAGTAATGGGATCAATGGTGATTAAGTCATCGATGCGAATATTCATCGACGGTAAAGAGTCTATGCGCATACTAGTCGATTTACCGTTACTTTGTTTCAACCTCATATATTTTCCACTTATAGTTTAATTGCTAATAACAATAAGATAGCAATCAGTAGTGTGTTTGTAAAGAAGATCCCAATTGCTAATATTGTATGGTACCAAATCCATCTTGTCTTATACGCGTTCTCAATTGTTAGTTGTTCGGGATCAACATCATTTTTCACTGTGTACCTACTACTTCCTATATATTGACAGAGTTTGGTCTACGTCTGCCAGCTGATTTTTTAATATTTTTCAAATGATCTTTCCAATCACCTGATGTTTTGTTTACCATATTACCAGTATGGGTAATAAGGGCAGGAGTGCCCATAACTTGTTTCCACTCTCCAGATGATATCATTTCTTCCATCTTTGCAATCGTAACGATCATATCGCTAGTCTCACCTGTTTGAAGATTTTTCATTTCGTACAACGGCATAATATTATTTCCTGTTTGATCAATCTATATAGAGAGAAACGAGCCTCTTGATTGAGGCTCATCCCAGATATGGATCACCCCCTTAAACGAGTTTCTACTTGTGAAATTGCGCAATCTAAAAATGATTGCCGTTTAGCAATTTTGTAAGCAATTTCTTTTTTACCTCTCTTTTCTAGTTTTCGAATATAATGTCCAAGTTCTCGTGAATCTTTTTTTAATCTTTCTATTTGATTGGATTCGACCATAAGCATTTCCTTATCTAAAATTATTCTTGGATCATGATCATTCTTGGATCAACTCTGGGAATACCTCCTTTACCAGGGTTTTAGTCAATCCTTTCACAGGGGACTTTTTGTTTATCATAGATACTAATATCTCAGCATCTTTGGGGTGTACCGCCTCGAGCATGTCAATGAACATGCGTTCGCGACGAATGGGATTAAGTTTGCTACTTTCTTGCAGACCTTTAACGTAATACTTAAAGGTACGATGTTGTCTCAGAAGAGACGAGGGAGGTGTTTCGGGATTGTTTGGTGTGTATGGTGGAGTTCCAGCTGGTAGATTCCACTGAATTTTATTATCAAAAGTACCCCTTAATACATCCAACAGAGGCATTATTTCATTTGATTTTAATACTGCTATTCTATCTTTCTTGGTCTTAGCTTTCTCAACCTGATCAAGAATTTCATACACTTCAAGTTTCTTAGCATGAATTGCCATAATGTTTCACCTTAATTATATATTATGTTCTAACGAGCTAAAGCTATTTTACACAAATATTCCAAATTTGTCAAGCGTTATTTATCCCTGAGTCTAGGCTCTCGCCTATTATAGTGTTGTGTAACAATCGCTAAGTTCTTAGGATCGTTGTTCAAAGGGTCATTATCTTTGTGATGTACATCCATCTCATCAGTAAGATCCTTGCGCCCTCGCAGTTTTCTCCTTGCAGCATTACGTGCTGTTCTACGTTCTACTTGGTCTGGGCGCGAATGATAGTCGGCATATTCTTTTGCGTAGTTTCGTTCTTCTATAAAGACTTTAAATGAAATCATTACCGGACCTGTCTTTTTTTCTCTGCTTCGATCCACTTCTGCGCCTTAGAGTTATCGGGTGGTGATTTCGTAAACTTAACAGCATCACGATAAGCACGAAGAGTTTCAGATTTATAATCTTTTCCGGTAGTATTATCGACAACCAGAAAATTCTTCTTACCAAACATCGCCTGAAACGCGCCTATGTTCGCCTGGACGCTTTTCCAATATTTCTGCACTTCTGCATCGGGAAGTGATCGATCGCGCTGCCTGTTGCGTTCTAGAGCGGTCTCAATGTCTGTATTGACAAGAATCATTGCGACATCGTACCCAATGTCTTTGAGTTTCTTTGCCTGCCCTTTAACCTTCTCAATGTNTTTCCCAGTACCATCGATAACCAAACCTAAACGACCATCTATATATTGTTGTTGGCGTTTCCCTGTCAGTTTCTGAGCACGACCTCTTATCTCTTGACCCTGAACAGAGAATATATTATCAGGATTCATTTCGATTCCAGCCTTTTTCATAGCCGTTTCAAAAGCATCATCAGAGTTAACAATCTTATAACCAAGTGATGTCAACCCTGTTTTACCAGCGATGAACGACTTACCAGAACCAGGTCCGCCCGCTAGGAAGATTGCTTTAAATATGGCGGGG